ACAGTATTCTGTTGAATTGGTCAATTGAAAACCACCAGCTTCTAACTGTAATGATGTCCCACCGCCCATTTCTACAGGTATCCTTTTGGATTGTAGGATTAGATTACAACCACCAATCTCTATATCGTTAACTAATACCTGTGCGTGCAATTTTGCTGCCTCCATTTTTGCTGTTGCATCTGCTATTGCTCTTGATTCTTCTGCATCTACAATACCGTCAGCATAAGCTTTTGTAGTAATCTCTTTCAAATTATCCTGAGCATCAGAGTAAGCTTTTGCAGCGGCAATACTTTCTGTTTTTGATTGATCTATATTAACCTGTACCTGTCCAAGTGCCGGGCTATCGTTCGTAAAAGTTACTTTACCGATAATTTCGCCTTTGTCTAAGTCAATGATTAATCTCCTGTTAACAGAAGCAATTTCCCCAGCTGTAATTTGTCGTCCATTAACCTGAGAAACCCCATAGTTAGCATCAAAGATTCTGAAACCATTTGACGGTGAATAAAGGTTTCCGATTAGAAAGTGATAATAATTTGGCTGCGAATCAAAAACAATTCTGTCTGGAGTTATAACGAACGTTCCGTAATCTCCGTTGATGTCACATTTAGCATATACATAATAACCCTGATTAAGCAGATTGCTTACTGTTAATGCTGAAAGATTCCATACTCGCTCTGCACCGGAACTTGTTTTAATACCAAAGTGCACAAGTCTACCTGCTGTTGCCCGGAATGAATTTGGATCACTTCCTAAATTAGGAGTGAAAACAACTTCTTCCAGTTGGAACCAACGAGATTTTGATCCGGAAGAAAGCATACCAACGTCAATTTTATCAGCTTTTATGTGACTTCCGTCCATTTTTCCGTCTGCATCAAAATACATTGAAAAACGGTCTTCTACACGTCTATATCCATCCAGATAACTTTGGCGGTTAATGACTTTCTGAGAAGCAATTTCTTTCTGAAGGTCTTTAATATTATTGACAATCTCCTTTACAAGTGATATTTCATAAGAATCTGCAACATCAAAAGAAGTATAAGTGTCTGTTAACAGGTCTTTCTTCAATGAGATTATCCGCGAAGCTTTATCAATCCCAAAATCAGCATCTTTTATAGGAAGCAAATCACCAATTCCGATTTCTCCTTTATCTTGAAGAAATAACGGATCAACGTTAAGCGTATATTTTACATTGTTTTGAGATACTTTCTGGTACTCCTTTACAGTTTCGTCATATAACTTCTGTTCAGCATTAGTAATATATTGATCAGGCATCATAATGTCTATAAGCGTAAATTCATCACCAGCAGCAAACTTGAATACTGTTGTATTGTCTGGAAATTTTTGTCCTCGTTCGTCCGCAAACTGCTTTAATTTGAATGTTTTTGTAGAGTGGATATAATCCACCACTTCAAAGTCGTAGCCTGCCAAATCGCCCTTTGTAACACTTATTTTGGCAGGAGTTCCGGCAATAAGATATTTAGTTGATCTATCAGCTTTTTTTTCTTTAAGATCAAAATCCATATTAGAGACTGAAATTTCCTGAACACCATTTGCAAGTGATCTAACACCCGAAACTTTACCTTTGAAAGTTGGCTTTATATCTGGCGTGAAAACATCTTCTACATATCCAAATAGGTCAATAGCTGCTTGATTGGAAATGTAATCACCAACAGCAACAGGCATACGTAGTCGTGGAGAATATCCGCGGTAATCTACTGGAATATTCTGAGAACTTCCATAGGCATAGAGAACGGTAACAACTTCTGAATCATTAGCCCTTGCACGTGATAAGTCATAAAGACCATTTCCCATACCATACTCAACAGTAAACGGCAAGGTTTTTCCAATTTTTTCTCTAATGTTTAATGTGAATTTTCCTCCGGCTTCTACAATATCAAATTCAACATTGAATTCTTGGCAAATTCTCTGAAGAACCGCAAGGCAATTCTCATTATTGAAAGTAAGTGTTTTGGTTTCCGTATTGGAAGGGAAGTTTCCAAGAATCCACTGATTATCTTTCTTGTTAGCATTATTGATGAGCAGATATAGAAACTCATTGATTTCTCCGGTTAAAGGAAACTCATTAGTTGTCTTGTTTCCTTGTGAATCCAAATTGAATACTTTCAACTTTCTCAACAGGAATGCAGGACCTTCAAAACGTAGCTCGTATGAAAATTGATCTTCAGCTAGTTTTTTAGCTGGTGGCAGCATATTAAGGAAAAACGTTCTTCCTTCTACCGTAACCCGATCACCAAGACTTAAATCTAAAGGGTTCGCACATTCCACCGAAATATCAACGTAATCATCAGACATAAGGGTACGGGAAAGTTCAGCCTTTGTAACTGATCTAAAAGGCTTATAATTGAACAGATCAATTGTAGTATTTTTTTTCTTTATTACAATTTCTCCCATAATATCTGTGCATTTGTGTTTAGGTTGGTTATTTCGTCTATGTTTCCGGCAATTGATATATAATGTTGCTCTTCTGGCGCAGGTGTCCAGTCTGTAGACATATTACCACTTTCCAACTGCATCCATGAAATTTCGATTCTACCTGTTAACCAAGTCATGTATAAACCTTGAATATTTCCAGAATTTCTGAAACTATGTGTAACAATAGTTTCTGTTGTTATGTTAGAAGTATTTGGTATCTCTTCATAGCCTGTACCATTGTAAAACCTAATATTGCGACCGTCTCCCTGACCTTCAATTCTTTTAATCTTAAACGACAGAGTGAGTAACCCTTGTTGAACATTTGAAGTATTCCACTTGCAAAACTCTATTGCATTTGTCAATTGAAAACCGCCTGCTTCTAACTGTAATGAAGCCCCACCGCCCATTTCTACAGGCACATTTTTAGATTGTAGTATTAAATTCCTTCCTAAATAATTGCCTACAATATCTCTTACAGGTACATTAGTATTAATACTCACATCTCCTTTTGCTTGTTGTGATTTACCATCGATGTTTATTATTACAGAGCTTGGAGTATTGAATGAAAGTTGCAGATTTGTGGACTCAGAATAAAGTACTTTTTTTATTGGTTCTGGCTCTAATAGTTTTATTGTAAATGTTCCAAAGTTTTGACCTTCTTGTTTAACCTCATTCAATACAGTTTTATCCGAAAGAATAATATCATATACTCTTTGCCTGAAAGAGAACACCTCTACAATAAGACGTTGTGTTCCTATTTTTGAGAATTCAGATGTAAACAAATTAAATTGGTTTACCATTAAATCCCAATCATTCCCTACTATAAAACAATCTAATTCTATTATACGCTCTTCATACTTGGGTTTCGAATTCAAATTATATTGTCTTCCATTTCTTCCTGGCCAATTATAACTTTGACGTTCTTTTTGCTTTAGATCATCACCTAATCCCCTTGAAGAAGAAACTTTAATTCCAAAACTCTCAAAGTTTTTACCATTTATGGACCAGTTTATTTTTCCCATGATCTCTGATGTATTATTGCGTTTCCTTTAACAGTTCCACCATATTGAAAAAATGTAACTTTTGTATTTTCTTCAGCTTCTATTTCAACTGTAGCTCCATCAGCAATAGTTATTATCAAAAAACAATTGTCTTTTGCTATTATTTTAACATTCGATTTGTGACGGATATATATTTCTCCTATGTTGTACTCACTATACTCTAGTTCAGATTCGGATTCTCCGAAGAAAGCTATTTGCCTAATATTTTTTTTCTTTACTTTCGCATCAGTGTAAAGTCCATACAAAAAAGTTGTTTTATATTTTCTCAAAAGACCAAGTGAAGGAAAGTCATTTTCCATTGCCCAGTCAGAACCCTTGAAAAACATTTCACAGAAATCCTTCATGGTCGCTTTTGCCATATCCTCTCTCCATGGTTTACAAATACCCTTCTCAGTTGCTAATTTTATTATGTCTCTCATAATCCTATTCCTCTTAATCCGTTGTTATTTGTTATTTTGCTGTTGAGTTCAGCCATGTTTTTATCTATATTATGTAGGCGACTCGTATTGAATTCAATTTTCGACAATTGTATAAGTGATTCACGCATAACCGCACTGCTTTTATCTTGCATTTCAAGCATCTTTCCTTGATTAACACGAATAGCGTTCATTTGAGCAACCAACTCGCCTGCTTCTTCAGATGTGATAGATTTTACAGCTCCTTCAAGTCCTTTAGGGTCTGTTTTTGAGGTGTCAAAAAATTCTTTATACTGTTCTAAGAATTCCTGCTGGCTTTTGGTAGCATTTTTCATTCGCTCTTTGAACTCATTCATTTGCTGAGCTGTCAGAGGAGTAAATGTTCCGGTTCCATCTTTATTTATTCCAGATTTTTGAAGCATATCATCGAAAATGCTTCCCATGCTTTTTTCAAGTCGGGAACGAACCCATGCTTTTGCCATATTTGCGAAAACATCATTAGCCTTTTTATCTATGGAATCAAGAGCATCTTCGCCTTTTGCCAAGGCCTCCACTAGTCCGTCGGTAAATTGACTCGCAAGATCTTTTGCATCAGTCTGAAGAAAATCTTTGGCTATACTATCAACTAAATCCTGATACTGACGATCAAGAACTTTTATCTGTTCCTGATAATCCTGCATTTTCCCTTTATCACTTTTCTTCTTGTCCGCTTCAAGACGATACATTTCACGGAGCCTAGCCTGTTGATCTCTGATATTTTGTAAGCTTCTCTTTTCTGAGTCATACTTATCTGAACCAAGGGCTTTGTCTGCGGCATAGGCCAAATCTTCATAAGCAGATTTAAGTTCTTTTAATGCTTCTGCTTCTCGTTTTATAGCTCTCTCTTTCTTTTTGTCTCCTGATAATGCACTGAATATAGATCCTATAAGTTTAACCCCAGCTGTAATCATCCCCGCTATATCTCCTGATGCAATGCTTTTACCTAAGTCAAATGCAGCATTACCTATAGCCATAATGTCGTTTAGAGCATCATTTTCTGCATCATCTAAACCACCAAAAGCATCTCCTATTTGCTTTATACCATCACCAATAGCATTAAATATGCCTTGCGACTTTTGTAAATTTTCAACAAATCGTTTTTTTGCTTCAGCAGCTTTTATGTCCGCTGCCACGCCTTTCTCTGTGGCTTTTCTTAATTTTTCTTTTGCTTTTATTGCAGCATCAGATTCTTTTCCCTCTTTTTCAACCGCTTCATTATATTCTTCCTGCGCTTGTTTTACTTCATTCTGAGTTTGTGATGAATCTTTTAAAGCTTTTTTATAACTGGAAAAATTATTTACAAGGTTTACGAACGGATTTTTATTTGCTGCACTTCTAACCCTTTCAATAGCTTTTTCTAATTCAGCGGTATCGGTAAGGGTTAAAGTTCCTTTAGATTTCTCCTTAAACTCTAAAAGTTTTTGTAAGATTCTATTTAGAGAATCGGATGTCATAAACTCCATATCTCCAAATGCTGCTTCCCATTCCTTAGACTGTTTGATAATGTCAAGCTCTAGTGCGGAATTAGCTTCTTTTTCCCCTCTGTCTATTTTTATAGCGTTTCCAGCATGTTGCTCGGAAGTTTCATTTTTATCATTTTCCTTCCTTAAATCATCAAATTCTTTAGTTATAGCCAGCTTTCTCTCTTCAAATGTCCTGTGCTCTTTTAAGAAATTTTCATAAGATGATTTTATTCTTTTCTCCTCTTCACGAGTAGCCTTTTTTACCTCTCTATTTCTATACGATATTTCTTCCTCTGTTGAATCCCCCACATCAGTTATACCATATTTTTTTAATTTAGAAATAAGCTCGGAACCCGAAAATTTAGACTTTAATACATCAATTTGGTTATTAATGCCCTCTATATATGTTTCGGCACCTTTATAGTCTTTTAAAGTATTTTTAATTAATTCTAAGTTTTGTGCCGTTTCTTTATCTGCTTTACCAGATTTAAGAAGCTTATCTATAGCAGCATCAGTTTCCTCTAAATACTGCAAAAAAGATTTATCTTTAATTTTCGGAAACATGCTATCAACATAGTCTTTTGAGTATCCCTGTTGAAGAAGTTTGTCACGGACACCAATTTGACGCTTTACTTCGTCCATTTCCTCACTGAAGGTTCTAGCTTGTGCATCAGCCTGAAGTTCTCGGACTTTTTTATTTATATCTTGAATTTGTTTTTTTGCCTCGTCAACAGAAACTACTTCTCCGGTATAATAAGGATTACCACTTTTGTCTTTATCTTTTCCATACATGTCTAGCTTACGAAGCTTAACCATTCCGTTAACGGCTACATTGATAGCTTCATTGATGAGTTTTGCTCTTTGCTCAAGTTCTGCAATAGACCCTTTAGGAAATACTTCAGCTAATTGTTTATTATCCTTACTACTTTTGACACTAATTAAATCATTGTACCTCTTAATAAGAGCCATATTTTTCAACCACTCTTTTGATTGAGGCACTAATTCTTTATTGGCTTCTTTAAGCCTTATAACTTCCTCTTCATACCATCGTTGAGTGCCTTTTTTCGCGCCACCAGTTGCTATTTCAGGAGTAACATCATCTAAGCCTAAATAGTCGGAAACAAGTGTTTTAAATTGCGCTCTATCTTTTTTGAAACCTTCAATATATTTTTCGGCATATTTACGGCCGTCCTGCATTTTCCAGCCTCTTTTTTCAAGTTCATCAATTTGATTAATCTTTTTATTGTAGTATTTCAGATCATTTTCTTGTACTTTATTTCCTACTTTAAGTTGCTCTCTTGAATCTTTTACGGCCTCAGAATATTCACGTACGGACTTAGATAGTTTTATTAACTGATCACGCTCTTCAGCAGTTATTTTTTTATCAAAAAATGCATCTTGAACATTTCTGTAAAAATCACCTCCTTCTTTGAATTTGAAATTTTTAGATACAGTATCTATCTTTGTTTTGATAAGCGAATAGTTAAATTCATCCTTTGCATTTTTCTCTATAATATCTTTTACTGCGGCTAATTTTGCTTGTGCGGAAGCAAACGCCTGCATTTTTTTTATTACTTGATCAAATGCATCTCCCAATTTTAAGGTTGCTCTATATTGATTGTCTAAGGCCCCCCTAAATGTTGGATCAATAGCTATTAACTTATCATAAGCCTTTTTTCTATCTTCAAGCTTAGAGTTTTCACTATTAATAACAGCTATTAGATTTTGTATCTGTGCTCTTTTTTCAGAAACTCCTTTAGAAAACGTCTCAGTTAGTTGTTTCTCAATACTTTCCTGAAATTTCATTTCAGATGTAGCTTCCTTAGTAAGTCCTATAGCACGTTTTATTTCATCACCATAGACTATGTATGAAGAAACAACCAATGCAAGTGCGGCTAGAATAGCTCCATAAGGATTTGCAGAAGCTGTAAGATTAAATAATGCCTGTGCATCCGCAGCAGTTTTAATACTTCTCGCTAAACTTATCCAAGCAGATATACTTTGGCCAATAGCTACGGCTTTTTGAACTACGGCTGTTAAAATTAATGCAGCTCTATAAGCTCCATAAGTAGCTATAAGCACTTTAAGAACTTTTATTACTTCTTCGTAGTTTTCAACAAGATAAGCCAGTCCATCAATAGCATCATTTAAAATGCCTTCATTAGCTTCACCTATCTTATTTAACATCTGATCCCACGCATCCTCTAGGTTAGATATTTTACCAGATACAGAGGCTGATTGTTTTTCCATCAGGTTAAAAAACATTCCTCCTTCATTGGTTAAACTAAACAAAACATCTTTTACGTCTTTGAACCCAATTTTCCCTGCGGAAACCATAGCAGATATTTCAGATTCTGATTTCTTGAACTTTGCTGCAAGTTCAGCTACCATAGGAATACCAGCTTCAGTAAATTGTCGAAGGTCATCACCCATTAGTTTACCTTTTGCCTTTACTTGTCCATAAACAAGATTTATTCGGCTCAATGGTACGCCCAAACCAGATGCAATATTACCCATACGGGTAAGTGTGTCAACAACTTCTTTAGCAGGTATCTGAAAAGCCAACAACTGTTTAGCACCAGAAGAAACGTCTTGAAGAGAGAACGGTGTCTTAGCAGCTAGGTCAACCATTTGACCCATTAGCTGTTTCGCTTTTGCCCCATCTCCAAGCATTGTAGAAAAGGCAATTTCGGTTTTTTGAAACTCTCCACGAATGTTTATAAGCTCCATAACGAAGCCTTTTAATGCATTTGCAGAGAAATACCCAGCTATTCCCAGTGACAAGTTTTTAAATGCAGAATCTATCTTACTGGTCTCTTGTTGAACAGTATTATTCAATCCTAAGATATCCTGACGCATTTCGTTTATGCCATTACGCCATTGCGTCAAGTCGATTCCTGCACCGAAGAATAAAGATCCCTGAGTATTGTTCATTACTGGTATTGCTTGAGTTTTTCTATAAGCTCATCAGGACTCTGTTCTGTGAGTTTTATAGATTTGGTATTTGTATTAGTTTTTTTATCGTCGTCTTTGTCGTAATCGTAATCCGGGCCATCTATTAGCATCCGTTGTACAATTCGCCAATCAACTTCCCAAAGCAGATATTCTAAAGACCAACTGAAATGATGACATATTTGCCCTGCATTTCCGTATATGGAATTGAGACCCTTTACTCTATCGGCTTCGCTTTGGTCGGACGGTTCCCGTTCAACAATGCGATAGAGGTCATAAAATTTTGATAATTAGAAAATTTCAGTAATTCTAAAGTGAATTCCAGAAGTTCTTCACTATTGAAAGATTTCAGAAAATGCTTCTTAATAATAGGTTCCATGAAAAACTTATACTTCAACATCCATTTCGGAAGTTCACTTTCAATAGCTATGTAAACAGCATCTACAGATAATTTTGCATTATCTCTTACCGCTTGATATTGTGCTGAAATAGTTTCGGCTAATTCTCCACTGGTTAAAGCTTCTTCATCAATTTTCATTTTTATGAAAACATCTGACAGCTTTATCATTTTGCCTAAAGTGATTTTACCTATTCTCCAGGTTCTTTTCTTACCCCAAAAGAATGTTTCAAATGCATACCCTTTTCCAAGTAACAAATTGATCTCTTCTTGTTCTAGTTCTTGATTTCCCATAGTTATAAAAAAGCCCGCCCATAATTACAGACGGGCTTTTGATTTAAAAGATTATGCTTATGGAGTTGTAGCCAGTGGATATTTAGGCATCGTGAATTTTTTAACACCTGCTTTTGTAGGAGTCATAATTTTCACAGTGACAATAATACCCATCAATGCATTTTTACCCATTGCATCGGTAAATTTTCCTGTAATTTTTGCTCTTACTACATTGAAGCCAAGCCCCATTTCTGGAACTACTTTAAAAGACTTCTCAACTGTAGCCGTTTTATCTGGTGGTTCATAACCCCCATCAGCAGTTTTGGTTCCCTTGAATATCGCAACAAGAGCATCAGCATCCGGATCCATCAATTGAAATTCAAATCCAAGGCTACCGCCTCTTGTAACTTCAAATTCCGGATCATCTGTTTCTTCTGATTTAAAAGTGGTCGTTGTACCATCTTCTGTAAGGATTTTAAAAGAATCCTCTAAGGTTTTGCCCAAAGCTTTAAATGTGGTGCCAGCACCACCATCTGCAGCAATATCAGCAAATAGAACTTCGGCAATTCCGTTATTAAATAGTCCCATTGTTATAGTTTTTTTTAGTTAAAAGCGTTCAGGATCACCCTGAAGTTTATATAGTTTGCGTTTTCTGTTGGTTCTTCCAGTTGAATATGATTTTCAACTGACAGATTGTATTTCTGGTTTGAGTAAACCTTTTCAAGTATTTCGTATACCTGAGAAGCTATTTCTTTTAGCCTTTTTTTGTTAGGAACTTGAACAATAGATCCACCATTATTTACTGAAAGATTAGGTACATAACAGTTGACATTAAAAACACCATTTTGCATTTGTGTACCAGTCATTGTAAGAGAATTGATAACGATATCCTCGGTATTTGTTGTAACTCTCTTATCGACGTATATCTTTCCGGAGATATTAGGTTTTTTAGCGTTTAAAAGCTCTAAAATCCAGTCCTTCCCATCAATTACTGTCTTCATTATAATAGTTGTCTTAATAACAAAGGAACTTGTGTATTTGCCATCTGCTCAGCACTGGTTAATACATTTTTCCCTGTAGATTCTACATAAAGAGCGTACTTCATTCCTGCTACAACGATCAAAGCAATTTCACTTTGTCTGCTTGCTAATTCTAAAGCCAGGTCTTTACCTATTTTCAACCCATCTTCTGTGGAAGTTTGCGTTTGAGCAGCAGTATTCTGAAAATTCACATCCAGTATTCTTCCATTAACAACTATTACATAGCCAATAGAATTTCTAAGGTTGGCAGTACGATCTAAGTAATTACCGTTTAGTCTAGCCTCATTAACGGCTCGCTCTCCTACATATCGGAGAACCCGTAAAAAAGAATTAGTGACATTTTCAGATGCAGCTTTGAAAACTCTATCTATATCACTCATTCTATGTTTTGGTACTAAAGCCATATCCTACAATTAAAAAAGTCTCTTCTAAAGTTTACTACCATCCCTTCCACCTTTATCAAGCCATCAGCATCTTTTACCCTAACCTTCAAGCCTTTGTTTATGTCAGCACAGCTCAGTGGCAAATAAATAATTGAGGTGTGTATATAAAATTCACTGTCCTCAGTTTGTTTCTTTTGCGTATTACCTTCATCTCTACATTTCCCCCAGTCTTTCCACTCTTCTGTACCTACTGTCCATTCTCCGGTAGTTTCATTATAAACACTTTCAGCTTTATTGAAAACTTCAAGTGTATACGGGTACTGTGGTGGAATCATAGCCATTTCTTTGTAATGTCTTTAATTGTTTGGGTTGATGTTTGGTCCGGTTTTCCAAGTCTTCTGGCTATCATTTTATAATATGCCAGCATACCATTTTTATCATAGCTTACTGAATAACCGCCTTCGCTTACACTGGTTGGAGCAAATAGGACGTCGGGGAGTATATTGTAAAATAGCTTATCTGTATTTGTATTCTCGTTGTACTCGGAATCCGGATTAATACCAGCTTTTTGCATTTCAGCCTGTAATAACCGATCGGAGTAGACAAACGACCATTGTGACATTTTTTCTTTTACGTACTCCCCGACAGTCATTATGCTAACTTAGTTTTAAGGATTAATCTCTTTTTCACACTGTTAAGTACCGGTGTAGCAAAAGCAGTAGCCTTTGTTAATACCTGCATAGGAGCAGCCTTAGCAATCGTAGAAACCAAAATGAACTCATTAGTGGTTAATTTTGAAGTTTCGTTAAGATCGATAGACGCTTCCGGTGAAATGGTATACTGAGTGTTTCCAAAGTCGGCAGTACCTGAGAAGTGAATGTTTCCTAGAATCCATCCACTCATAGAGGTAAGTGTACCGTCTTTTGCTTCATCATTCACGTATGACTCCCAGATTTCAATAACTGGTAAATTTTGCGCTTGTAAAGCAGAATTAACCTGTGCTAAAGTTGGAGTTTGTGCTAATCCTAATGCATTTTGGGCAAAAGAGGCTGTGAATTTGATTACCTTTTCAGAAGCAACCAACTGATTGAAAGTAGCTAAATCCATTACAGCTCTTAAGTATCTGAAACCTTTAGCAAGAGCTTGCTTTTGCAGCTTCTGGAACTCCTTAATAGGGTCAAAAGTTGAAGCATTAGCAGGTAAAAACCAATCGGATGTTGCATCTTGCATGGTCACACCAAAATCAATTTTAATCCCGTTCATTTCATATAAGCCCTGAGAAAGAAGAGATTTGGACATATACTCCATAGAAGCATTAACCGAATCCGTTACAAATACTGCATCATCATAGATTTTGTTGATAAGCTGTAATCTGATGTTCTTGTTGTTAGGATTTGCAGAAACTGCATTTCTTAATTCGTTAATCTTAAAAAAGTCTTTTTCAGTCTTTTTTCTACCTACTTCTACTTTAGGGATTTCACCTTTAATAGCTTCTGTATTATCTCTACCTTTTAGGATAACATCTGAATCCATTGCTACAATAGGCGCAATTACTTTAGCCCCTGTATCTCCTTCGAGATTCCCGAATGTAAGCCCGGTTTTGAATTCTGATGGAAAATAATTTTTGTACTGTAATTCGCCCAAAGGATTAGCGTTTAGGATTGCTCCTAAATCCACCTCTCTATATTCGGGCATAATTTTTTGTAATAATATATCTGACATGGTTACGTTTTTGAGGTTAAATAAACTTTAGGCTTGGAAGCTCCTTAACCAATAAGGCCGCCCCTGCTTGTTCTTTGTCTGGCAGTGCTACAATTCTCACGGTAGCGTCTATAACTACAGAGGACTGAGTAAAGTCTTCAATAGCTACATCCTGTAATACAAGACCAATTGCACCTTTAATGTTCGTAGCCGTTAAGTCAGCATTCACGATTTTAAATTTTCCATCGCTAGGAACTACAACAGCTCCCGCAGGTATAATACCGTCTGTAAATCTTGCTTTTGCATCTACATTGTCAATAATTACCCCTCCTGGATAAGTTGCCAATGTCATAGAATCAAAAACAACTTTCTGACGGCTTCCGTTAAACTTTTTAATGTTGTTCATTGTTTACGATTTTTTAGAATCAATCAATGCTTGGACATCCGGAGAGACTTCTCCTTCTTTAGTTGTTTGACCGAATAGAGGAACATCTTTAGACTTTAGCTTTTCATTGCTTGTGTCTTGCAGATACTTGTCCTCTGCTTCTTTCACAGTAGTAGCAAATGAATCTATTTCATCGTCTTTCTCAAAGGTTTTTCCTAGGTGAAGACTGTAGAATGATTCGTTTACTCCTAATTCTTTGAGTTTTGAAACTAGTTTTTCTGCATTGGTTTTGTTGACCTTTTCTGCATCCAGTTGGTTTTGCTTTTCAAGAATAGCCTTATTGGATTCTATAATAGCTTTTGCCCATGCTGGAGGCTCTTCTCCGCCCGTCGGTTTTGGTAGTTCTGGATTAGAACCGGGAGTTTGAATTGGAGCTGGGGTTGGTTCCGGCTCTCCTTTTCCCTTTTCTAGTTCAGTTACCTTTGAAGTTAACGTTCGGTTTTGATCAGCAAGAGACTGAAATGTTTTCATTTGTCCCTCAACCCCTGCAACCGCAGTTTCAATGCCCTCCTCTTTATCGACCGTCTTGGCTAAAGTTTCAGCCGTAACTTTCAAAATATTTTCGCTTAACCCTAAGTCTTTGTATTTAGTTTTAAGCTGTGCTAAGATTTTCTCAAACATTGTTTACGAATTGATTATTAATTATTTCTGTCGTAACAAATTTACTTTGACTATTGCATTTTTAATATCCTTTTATTTGCTATTTGATTGCTTTTTGTTATTTTTACAGTAATCAATTATTGATTATTACATGAGCGATAAAAACCTTCAAGAATTAAGAAAAAAGAGAATAGCAGACATGACTTTGGAAGAATTGGAAATAGCTATTCTACGCCTTCATAACGGAATGAGAGTTACAATGGACTTGAAGGAGTTTTGCGAAACATTAAATAGAAGTGAAACAACAGTAAGGAACCATTTGAGATGCCGACATTATCCAGAAAGCTTATTAGTTGGTGGTTATTCTCGGAATCGTGGAGATAATTACCGCTTTCTTAGAGAAGAGGTTTTACAGTGGATAAAAAACAAGGAAAAAAAAATAACATAAAAACATTAATATGAAAACAAATGTAGTAATGCATAGTTCCGATAGAAACTTGTTCGGAACTATAATCAGACAAAATACAAAAGATGGACAGAGTTTCTCTGTTTCCGATTTACAGAAAGCTTACAATCATGCGAGATTTCAGCATGGGTGGAGTTTGAAAAGGATAGATAATGTAATGACAACTAAAGACTTTCAAGAAAGATGCTATCATATTCTAAATGAGCGAGGTGTCATAAAAACAACAATTCATGGATTTATGGAAATGATTGAAAAAGAAGGAGTTGTAAAAGTACTAAAAGGTCTTAAAGTTTGGAAAACTGGCGGACGTGGAGAAAATAAGTCAACATTCTGCGACCCTTACATTTGGGTATTACTGGCTATGGAGCTGAATCCGCTTATTTATGCTAAAGTAGTCATTTGGCTAACTGACAGCCTAATATTTAACAGGGTTTTGGCAGGATCTGATTTTGCACCAATGAATAGAGCTATTGCAAGTATTGTTTCTGAGCCAGACTATCCAAGATACGCACGAGAAATTAATCTTAAAGTTTTTGGTAGGCACGAAAGGGGAATAAGGGACACAGCAACACAAGACGAACTTAGACTTATTTCTGATGTTGAAAAATTCATCATTCAATCTATTGAAATGGGGATGATTGCGAATGAAACCCAGTTAATAAAAGTAATCGAATTATATAAAGTGAGGAAGCTGGTCGCCTAAATGGAATAACTATAAATATTACCCATTTCGTCTAACGGTAAGACCCTGGTCTCCAAAACCAGTAATTGAGGTTCGAATCCTTGGGTGGGTGCAAAGCTACATATGAAAAAAAAATAACCCGCATAATAGCGGGTTATTTTTATCTTCTTTTTAGCTTGAAAGTTACTCGATCATTTGTATTACTTTGATCATAATATTCAGCTATTGCTTCATTTCCATCAATAGAAATAATATTGTAGTATACCTTAAATCCACTTACAGATGCAGTAATTAAACTCTTATTATCATAAGTATAAGTTCCTGAATAATTACTTTTATTAGAGTAGCTTTTATAGGTTCCGTCAGCATTGAACGCTGCCCATTGTTTTAGAATAGTTGCGTCTATAAATTTTCCATTTTCATCTTTGAATGCCATAAGATCCCAAGTTCCAGTAACATTATACCTAGTAGAAGCTTGTTCATCTCTATTATCTGAGGAAGAACATGAAGTAAACACTGTTCCTAACGTAACAACTGAAAGGGATAAAACTGTAAATATTTTTCTCATAATATAAAATTTTCAGTAAAAATAAACATTCCATTTTACACAAAAAAACGGTTTCCCGTAAAATTCTAATCTTTTTTTAAAAAACCTACTATAATATCCTTTCCGTCCTCTTTTTTATAAATAGGAATATCCTCATTTTGATTTTTAATAAATAGTTCTAGAAAATCCACATTCAAAGCATTTGCAATCTCCTCTAATCTTTTTAGAGGGGGATTTCCATTTTCATTAATTGAAATTGATAATCCCGTTTCTGTCATATTAAGCTTTTCCGCTAATTCTTTTTGTGAAATTCCTTTCTCCTTCAGTAATTCTTTAACTCTTAGTTTAATCATATTATTATAATGTATACAGTTGCAAATTTAAATGAAATTTAATTACAAATATAATTATTTAATTGACAGTTTAATATTTAACAAAATTTTAACATTTTAAATTTGTTTATTATTTAACCCTCATTTAAATTTGTATAAAATTATTTAAATAGCAGTTAAATAAAAACAAAACAATATGACAACTCTAAGAAACAAAGTAGAAGCAAGATTATTAAAGTGTAACAGTGAGAAATCAGTAGCTGAAATGATGGCAAAGCATTACGAATATGCGGTTAGAAAGTACACAACATTAAAAACTATCTGCGAATGTATCGTAACGCTTGACTAAAAGGCTATTAACCCTAATAAAATAATAAAGATGAAAGATATTACTAAAAACGAAGCCTTTCAGAGCAAAATGAAAGCAACCTTATATAAGTGCGGCAAAAGCCACAACACAAAATTATTATCAATGATTAGCAAGCTTAAAAAATAACATCAATATGAAAAATTCAATATTAACTAAAGACCTGGTAACTGTAGACTTAAATGCTATATATAAAATACATATGAAGAATAAACAGCTTTTCAGTCAGGGGTATATCTCTAAAAGAGAATTTTTAGAAAATAATTTAATACTCATCAATGAACTAAGTAATCATAATTCAAAACCCAGTATAACAATAGATTCTACTGTAGATGAATTTTCGATAATTAAGTTTCGGTTAAGAATGCAGCTTTTAAAAAATACAAGTAAAAATTAATTAACAATAAAAAAAATATAAAATGAAAAATTTAGTACTAACAGCCAAAGAACAAGCGATTATAAACATTATTGCAGATCATATTTTTCATGATCGTATTTATGATGGTATACATACGGTTTTAAATGCCTTTGCGCCAAATGAAAGTGATCATTCTCTACAGGGCGTATACAACGGCATAGATAACGCCTTTGCATTTATGGATATTGTAGATGAAGATTTATGCGGTAAACTCACAGATATATTTTATAATACAGCATGTGAGCCACATGAATTTAGAAATGTAGACGAACTGGCAGAAGTTGTTTATTACTCATGGCTAAAATTTATCAAAGAATATTACACAGTAAAAAAAGCATCATAACATGAACGAATTAATAAAAATACAAGACAACGGCGGTCAATCCGCCGTGTCTGCTCGTGAACTGCATAAGTTCTTAGAAATTGAAACAAGATTTGATAAATGGATTCAAAGAATGTTCGAATATGGTTTCATACAAGATATTGATTATCAACGTTTGGTCAAAAATGTCCAAATGCAAAATAATGCTACAAGAGAGGTTTTAGACGATTACGCATTAACTTTAGATTGTGCTAAAGAAATATCTATGCTTCAGAGAAGCGAAAAGGGTAAGCAGGCAAGAAAATATTTTATTGACTGTGAGAAGAAATTAAAGACTGGTGGTTTTGCTTTGCCTCAAACTTTTGCCGAAGCCTTAAAGCTTGCAGCCAACCAAGCCGAGCGCATAGAACTTCAATCTATTGAATTACGTAAGCAAGCCCCAAAGGTCGAGTATTTTAATGAGGTTTTACAGTCTGAAAGCGTGTACAATACCAACCAAATAGCGAAAGAGTTAGGTATGAGTGCTGTAACCCTTAATCGAAAGCTATCAGATATGAAGATACAGTATAAACAAAGTGGTACATGGCTATTATATCACGTTTACCAAAATAAAGGCTTTACCAAGACTAAAACGCATACCTATACCGATACAGAAGGCAAAACCCAGACAAGCATGCAAACTGTATGGACAGAAAAAGGTAGAGCATTTATACATTACACAATTAAAAAGCTACAAAGCGCATAAAAGTGAAGCCCGATTGATTTCGGGCTTTTATTTTGCGTACTTTTTAAATGCTGAATGATCAATTAGCCTATCCTCATTCTTAACTAATTTATACCAGTAGTCATTATTTGATTGCTGGTATTTTTTATCCTGAATCCTGGCTTTTGGTTCTCGAAGTAAAATGAGTAAGTTGGAAAGATTGTTCCTGAGGTTATTGTATTTCGGATCTACTTCTGAATAAACATATTCTAATGTATGTGTAAGCTTTTCGTAGATTTCCTTAAGTCCTTTATCAGAATAAAGATGAAAGCAGAAGTAAGGTAATTCCGGCTCTTCATACCCAAAAATAACATTCTCACAATGAGTCAGGAAATCCATAGTCAAAGCCATGAAAGTAAATTCCATTCCCTTAGTGAGGCGGTTGTATTCTTTTATTTCTTCTGGGTAAAGTTCCATTGCTCAAATTTACAAAAACTTCTTATTATCAGCTATAAAGTCAGGCTTCCGTTTCCAGTTTTTCATCTTTTCAGCATTATCTTTATGCCATTGTACGAAATTATCTGGAACATCACCAACATAATTTTCTGAGGTTTCCGGAGGGAGGTTCTGCCCGGCATTCAATTCTTTTATAAACTCAGTTTCTGACTTCATAATCATTGTACGGAAACACATGCAATTAGAACCCCAAACAGCCTTTCCATTTCTCATAACGTATAATGTATGATTCTTTTCTAATTCAATATCATAAACGTAATCATCATAAGGAACTAACTCTTTATTAAACACACTGGATGTTTTAGAAAATGCTTCAGACACAGTGTAACTATCTGCCTTCACCATATAGTCTCCATTTGGGAATGTTATAATATTGCCTTTGGACTTTTTTATGGCAATAGAAGGTCTATTACCAACTTTCATAATAAGTTCCGAAATATCATTTTTAATATGTTCAGAACTGGTGTAAAATATTCTTGCTAGCCTTTTTGGGGTAAAGTCAGCGCCTCTATTTCCTTTAAATGCTTTGGGTCTTGTAATGCTGCCATCTGTAATAGAATACGCATCTAAGAAAATGTTTATTTGCCTTGAAGATGCATTTTTAATATCTTCTGGAATAAACTTTTCCAAAGACTTTCCGAATTGTTTTAAATATGAATTAAATGAATTATTGTAAAAAGATATTCCAGATTCATTTTCAGATGATTTAAATCCAAGCCTTCTTATAACGCTTATCATTTTTGATCTTGTGCCTAAATTCTTTTCATTATCTTTTTGAGCCATAAAAATACCGCTATTTCTCTGTAAAGAACCTTCCGATATCCAATATGCCATAAATTCACAATAATCATCAAACTTATAAGATGTGCCACCAATTTCTATAAAATCAATATCCGATTTATTCCACTCTGCCGTTCTATAAAGAGCTCCACTATGTTTATTAAAATCTTTTGCTAATTTGTCATCAGCAAAAGATTTTATGTCTCGTTTTTTCCCAGACAGCTTTTCATAAACCATTTTATGATCAGGGGTAACAAGTAATGACAAAAATGCATTGTGAAAATGGATCATTTCACCCTTATAACGTTTTTTGATTGTTGCAACGACTTTTACAAGCTCTAATTCCTTCGTTTCTGGATTCATTGACCATACTTTGTCATCTGTTTCAACTTCTGACATTTTTCGCCATCCTTTTTCTGTAAATAACTCCATATCATATGAATAGCAATTTGTATGCCATTTACTCCAATCAAAATCCTTTGGGTATGATCCTTTTAACTCATCACACATGTCATAATGTTTATGTGATGGGGAAAGGTTTATTTTCTGACCTACAACGTCGTTATTTGCACTAATTCTCATTTGTTCAGCTGATCGATATCCAGTGTTTATTTGGTCAACCGCCAACCTCAATGCGTTTTTATGTGCGGACCTATAAACTCCTTGTCCCGGATGGTAACTTTGTGCGTTTTTAGATAAAACTAAGTTACCGTGTTTGTCTCTTACTCTACGAAATAGCTTATCAGGGTTATTCAAGTTTAATTTTATAGCTCTGGCAAGTTCTTGCGCAGACATGCCTTCTTTAAAAGCTCCTTCTATGGCTAATTCGATGTTTTCTTTTGCCTGTTGTGAAATATTCCACACTCTCTCTGAAACGGTGAATTTGCCTACCTTTCTGTTTTGAAATGCTTCAAGTGCTTTTTGATTGTGAGACTGGTTTGCAATCTTCCGGATCTCTGTTTCATATATCTTCGGTGTAATCTTACCTTTTACGGAACCTAACCGAGCTTTTAGAATCTCATCTACTTTAGCATTTGCGAAATCCCATTCATATTCCGTGTAGGTCCTTATAGAATTTAGCAGATTATCACGATAATTTACCAGGTACTTATCTACATCTTTTATGATGGATGGGTATTTTCGGAACTGAAACAACTCATCTTTAAGTTTAAGACGAACAATTATAGAGGAACACGACAATAAAAGCTCATCAAACAGTCTTTCGATAGCCAATAAGTACTTATTTATCCGTTTCCGGTGTAAATCGTCGTGATTCTTCATTACGCTTGCTAAATCTTAAACAATATCTTTTCTGCTTCTTCCTGATCTGTTGGCTGTGGGTGGTTCTTATACTCAATTCCGTTAGCCGGTGAAGCTGCAGTAAAAGTTTTATCAGCATGGATAGTCAAACTGTTCCATATATGTTCTGAAAGTTCCTTTTGATAGTTTGTACAGAAAGTCTTTCCAGTATCTTCACGGAAAACTTCTTTCTTGTAGCCGTTGTAAACAAGGAATTTGTAAAAACAAAAACTGCTCATTGTTATAATATTTGGGTTGATGCTTTTTTCTCCTGTTCCTTATTCAGCTGTTCTTGCATTTTTGGAACATCTTTAATTCCTGCCTTTTCCATAGAGTATTCCTGTGAGTATATAGGCTGATTTCCGTTAGCTTCCATAAGCATACGAATGAATGCTGATTCGTTATTGATTATAAACGGAGTAATGATTGGCTCTACATCTAATTCTAAGCTTTTCCACTTGATATTGTAAGATTGCAAGAATGATTTAATAATAGACGCTCTCCGTTGTAATGCCGGAATATAAATAGCCAGTTTATCCATTACTTTTAAGTGTGCTGACAAGAAAATAAACTCTGCATTTTCCCCAGCTAACATATTACCCATGCCTTGGATATTCTTAATTGAGAAAATGTTAGGTGTATTAGTGAAAGTATGGATATCGTCGTCTAAACGTGTAATCTCGCTTACAAGATTCTCATTTGCTTGTGGAGGCGCTAAGAATTGTCCACTGCCATCGCCTTTGAACATTAACACCTTTCCTGATCTATCACGAGAAAAAGAGCCTTCTACTTCACCGTTAAGTGCGAGAATAGGAAAAGCAAACTTGTCATTACTTTCTCCTACATTTGAGTAAATTCTTTCCAATCTTTCTATACCGGTCTGTACGTCTTCCCACTCTATTTTGCCAGAATAGTATACAATTGGAATTTTCCCAAGTAAATTATCTACCCTATCTTCCGTCCATCCTGAGCCTTCATTTCTGTACGTAATAATTTCAGTAGCAGTGTAAACCTCAAAGATTTTAATGTCCTTATCAACTTCCTTTATGGTAAACTCACGACCAAAGCTGATAAGATTATCTGTCTGATCAAAAACAGGATATAGATTATAAATATCCGGTGTAAGTAGCTTAACTTTTAGAGTACGGACTGCTTTAAATGAGTTGTACTCACTTTCTCCTTCAATATCATACCATAATTCTGCACATTCTTTCCATCTACCAACAGAATTAGAAATATCCTTATCAAAATAGATCATTTTATTTCTTGAAACTACTTCCTTAAAGGCTATATACAGAGTATCGTCATCTAAATTATTGGTATACTGCACAGGATTACCAAAAAGAAATGTTGTGGCAATATTTACCGTTCTTTTCTGATACGGAAGGCCTATTCTATTTCTTGGTATAGTAATAGTTTCAACAACTTCTTCTCCTTTTTCATTCTTCCTTATTACTTCTGCTTCTCTGTCTGGAAAATTAATTAAGTCGGTGAATATCTTATGCTTTTCCACATTGTATTCACTATCGTATTTAGCAATGTCAGGTAAAGGAGTCTTCCTCTTTTTGAATTGCTCCATTCTTTGTTCTATTGTTAATTCTGCCATGGTTATTATATTAGGGAAGCAATGCGCTTCAGGTTATTGTTTATTGGTTTGTTAAAGTCAAAATATGCTCTCATTAATATCATGTCTCGGTAATCCGGAGACCTTCCTATGTTTTCTTTAATTGTTGCTTTATTTACTAAGGTTATGACGTCATAATTCGGGTCCTGCTCTATGGTGTCAAGTTCCTCTTTTATTCTTTCCTTTTGCTCTTCCGATAATTCAGCAGAAATAAACATTAGATTCTTATTAACAATCTTCTCAGCCAGATATACCAATAATTGAGTCTGAGCATTTTTATATTTCGGAGTATCTTTTTCATCGCCTAGATCTTCATCGAATGGCCTGCCATTGTTGTGGAAACCTATGATATCAAGATTATCTACTACTCCACCGCCTACTCCGTCGGCATCAGCAATACAATTACTCTTCGGTATAGAATACTTCTTTTGTAAAGCCTTGATACAATTCTGTATTTCCGTTGTTTTACTTATTTCAAACTCATGAATCTCTATAAGTTCCCAGTCGTCCCATACACCAATAACAGCTAAGTCGGAACCGAATCGGGCAACATCGGCTGTTATATACTTCTGAGGCTTTTTTGTTAGGTGATCATTCCGGAATAAGTCAAGAATTTTGTCGTATATACATAGCTTATATGGATTATCATCATATTCCCAGTTGCCGTTTAGTAATCTCTCTTTCTTTGCTTTGTCTTTAGTATTCTGGAGCTGTTCAATATAGAGCTTATCAATAAATGGATTATCCTGAACGAATGCTTGTAAAAACTTCTGTATTGGCTTTAGTAATTCCTCTTTATACGGCTTGTAAAAGTGAGAATACATCCAATTCTTTTTCGGGTTGCAAGTGACAAACATTTTAGGAGCCAATCCTAGTTCCTTGTTCAAGTGCCTTCCGATACGGGTATTTAAAACATCAAATGCACCAAAGTTTATCTCTCCACCTTCTTCGATCCAACCTCCGGTATATTCTAATGAACCGAATCTTTCATATAAGGGGTCACTTGGTTTATGTCGGAGGTCAAGCATATCAATTCGGGAACCATTTTTAAATTGTATATAGTTATCTTGTCCATTGTAATTCCATTCATTTGAAGGTACTTTGTATTCCTTGCAAACCTTTTGAAAGGTTATTAATGTTGAACTACGGATACGCTTTAACTCTTCTCTACCTATAAACCATTTAGTATTTGGGTATAATAAGCACATAAATAAAAGCCAGGATGCACCGGTCCATGATTTCGCTCCACCTGCAGCTCCACCATAACAAAACTCTCTAGTTTCAGTATCAGTTAAAATAAATAACGCCTGCTCTTGCTTTTCATGTCTTTCCCCATTATGAGTAGTTATGAAATCAAAAATCCCTTTCTTAAAAGCAATTGTTTTAAGACGCAAATAATCAATCGATATTTTCGGAGGATTCTGCATTTAATAAATCTCTTATTGTATCATCGGAAAGTTTGGAATAATCAACAGTTTGTTTTGTTTCCAATAACATTTCATTCTTTATACCTTCGTCTGACTTAAACAAAGTCATAAGCCTACTTGCATACTCCATTCGAGTATTAACACCAACCACAGCATCATAATAAACTACTTTGCCATCTTCGTCTTTTTTAATACTTCCTTCTTCGTCAAATTCGGGAGTCTTCATAGTTCCCCCTAATACAGCTCCTATCTGGAAATTATGTAGGTCTTGGAAGGTCTTCTGCCTTGCTGACTTCTGAATGTCTAACAAATCAGGATTTCTCCTGATTCGACCATATACAGAAATATATGTAACATCCAACATCTTTGCGGCCACTGTTGGTTGCCCATTAGATTTAATCAGAGCTTCCTTTAGCTCATCGTCTGTATATGAATCTACATTAGCCATATTAAATATTATTAATTATTACAGGCCTAATTCCTCCTTATCTACAGTTAGATAAACAGGCTGTAAAGGCTGCCCAAATGTCATCATAGAAAGGTATAGGCATTTTGTTTCCTTTATCTTCTCTATCTCTTCGTCAGTAAGTTCCCAGCAGCTTATTGCTTGGCCATCTTCTGATCTATATACTGGTAATGGTTGGTATTCTTCTTGTCCTTCACCGTACATTACATTTACTTGTGGAAATTTATTTGGTGTCATAATTATTATTTTTTTAAGTTAGGTGGAGTAATTAGTGGTTTCTTTGGTAATAGGTTGAACATTTCTCTCTGGTTATATTGCATTTCATTTAATCTATGTTGAAATTTACTAGGCTTTTTAAACTCTTTTTTAAGACATTCCACTCCAGTTACTCCAACACTTGATGCTCCAGGATATCCAATGATCATAATTCCTCCTTTTCCATCAATCTCATACATCTTTTCAAATTCTTCCGGTTTAAGAGGATAAAACTCTCCATTAGCATTCTTAATGATAAAGTCTCCTACATCAGCTCTTTTCTGTCCTTCTGGTGTCTCTACATAAATACATGTACCGTTATGCCAGGCTTGAACTTTTATTTGTCCTTGATTTGCCCAATTAACAATAGCATCCATTGTCGGGCTTCCGGCTTCGTTGTTAGTTGTAAATTCCATTACTTCTACTAACTCTGGTTTTCTCCTGTATATTTTCATTCTAATAAAATTTGGATTTCGTTTTCTGGCTTGTAACATGGTAGCCTTTGCAGATCTTACAGTAATATGTTCTCTTAGGAATGCGGCTCCGGCTGCTAGTGTGTTTACATTTTTCTATAACACGTCTTGCAGCTCCTTCGGAATCGTATGTTTCCTTATCACATATTGTTGATCTTTTCTGCAAGCTCTTCTCCTTTTATAATTTTTACGTCTGCGCTGATACCGAATTGTTCCAAGAAAAATACTTTGTTCTCATAGGAGTCAAATGAAACAGTGAAATACGGGTCCCCCTCATATATAGCACCTTGTTTCACCTGCTCTTTAACCTTTTTTACAGCATCTATTTTCTCCTGTCTGGCTTTCTCTTCAGATTCCTCTCTTTCCATTTCTGAAACACTGGCTTCCGGAACAGATACAGAGTTATCCAATTCTTGCGTAATGAACTTTTCCTTCTTAGCTGCTTGTGGTTCAAACACTGGAACATCAACTTCTACAGGCTCCGGCATTTCCATTTCTATGAAAGACATATCAACATCATCAAGTCCAGCAATGTCAATATCTATATCCGGAATCATTAATGCGAGCTTTGTATAATCCATTTCTCCCTGTGCGCTTTTTGAGTTGAAGAAAATATTTAGTTCTTTCTCTGTCTTCAGGTCGACATTAATTATTTCGACTTTTATTTCATAATCGTTCTTTCCTGTTTCAGGGTCGTATTTATTTACTTCATCAGCAATACTTATTCTCTGATGTCCAGATACAAGATTTCCGGTTTGTTCATTAACGACTAATCCTCCTATGATGCCATTCTTCTTGATATTAGCCTTTAGCTTCTTTCTCGCATCATCGGATATAGTCCTTGGGTTATAGTCACTAAATGAAAAGGAACTACGTAATATGGTCCTTGTTTCAGACTGTTTGACTTTGTTTGTACTCATATTCAAAAATTATTCGTTCAGCATCTGGAAACTCAGCAATAATCTTCTTCAAGTCTTCCGGAGCGTTGTTTTTACACCAAATTAGAAAGCCGATATCGTCAATTGCTGTACCCTGGCTTTTAGCATTGCCCAGCTTTGAGTATTGTAAAGGCTTTATTAGCCTCTGTTTTTCGATATATGCTAAAACTTCTTTGTTTTTCCAGAGAGAAAGCGGATATATCTTCTTTGTTTTCTCATTTGTGATTTCATCATCATAACTACGAAGCATTAAACGACGATTCATACTATCAGCCATTTTAAAGCCGTATACCTGCCACTCTATACCGGTTTCTTCAACAACCTTGTCGGCAATCTTTGATAAGGTCCAGTCTGAATATCCTACCTGCTCAGCACCATAAAAACCGTGTTTTTTGAGATTATAATATGCGTAATGGGGTGTTTGTATAAATTGACAATTTGGGTAGCGTTTTTCTGCCCATTTGATGTACCTATTGATGTGATCAAGGTCTTTAACCATATACATAAATACACACTGAATAAACTTAAAATGAGGCGAAAGCATTTCGAGTAATGCGATGCTATCTTTACCAGCTGCAGAATGAAACAGCAAAACCCTGTCTGTTTTTTCAGACAAGGTTTTAATGCTGTTCATTGTAGGAGTCAATAAGTTCATTATTGTCTTGTTCTAATACGAACTCTTGGCCTTGCCCCCGCACTTCTTCTAAGACTTCTTTGAACTGCACCTACAGCTCTACGGTCTCTTTTTACACTTGATTCTGCCATTGCTTTGAATTTAAATTAAAATCTACGACCTAATGTTCTAAATGCTCTTGCTCTGGACTGTACACTTCTGACTCTGAACCTAGGCCCAGTGCCTCTTGCTATTGCCCTAGATCCGACTGTTGATCTAGATCGTTTATTACTACTCTCTGCCATTGCTTTAAGTTTTATTGGTTATATCATATTAACAATTAATTTTTTCGAGAATTTCACCCAGAACAATAACGAAATTGCAATTTTCAGATGTCAATACGTCACCTGCGTCTTCGTCGTGTTCAATTATTACATCTTCGCATTTTACGATCATTTTCGGGGCCTCTGGTGCGTAACCAAGTTGAAAACGAATAGTATCGTATTTCTTCGTGTCGACCAGATCACCTTCTTTATCAATTACCCCCAACCTGGTAATATAAAAATCTGTAAAATCGCGATATTCTTCTTTTTTTTCGCCTGAAAGTATTTTATCAAACCATTCTTTAGTCAATACTAAATACAGTTCGTTTTTCGCTTCTTTGGTCTTTTTAGCCATATTAATATTTTTTAAACCGTTCAATTATATCTATCAATACGAAACGGTCGTGTTTGAAGTTTTTTAATTTGCTCATCATTTCTAGCTGGTCAAACCGTTCTTGACCTATCTTTTTGATCAGATTTTCGCGGTATGGTATTAGGTTGCCGTGTAAATGTAGATTGCATTGTATACACTGGCTGTTGATATTATCTAAGTCAAATCTAACTGACCCATATTGCCCTCGGCTAAAATAATGCCCGGCATTAACCTGGTCTTTTGATTTCAACTTTTGACAAGAAATACACACAAAATCACATCGTTCGTTTATCTGATCTCTTTTTCTGACATAAGCGTTCACAACTTCTTGCGCTTTTTCGATAAGAGCACCAAGCTTTTTATTCTTATACTTTTGTATTGTCTTTGCTTCGATCATAACTTATACAAATATAACAAATTATTTGCTTTTTATTGTCATTTTATTTGCTTTTTAATGCTGTATACCGTCATAATAACTACACCAATGGCACATATTATTGCTAACAAGACATTCTTTAAGTTTTCTCCTATCTCTATCATAATTTCTCAAAATAAAATTTAACTTCAATTTCTGTTTCTTCAATAAGTCCGTATTTTTTAGCGAACTTATACTGAGTGGAGTATTTATTCAGCGAACCGACAAACTCCTTTATGTTCTCCCTAAATTGTTCTAATGAGTAAGAATTCTTTTGAATGTTACAGCTTGGACATGCCGGATTTAAATTTTCAAAGTTTTCATTCTCTGGTTTTTCACAAGTGCCATCCATCCAATTGCGTACAATTGGCTCTATATGGTCAGCATGCCATTTCTTAGGAAGATCACAACCACAGTAAGCGCACTTACCATTATATTTTTGATGAAGGGTATTTCGCTGTTCTTTGGTTAGTTTCATCAGTATTTTCTTTTCTTGTAAAAATTAGGAGGAATAACACCTCTGGGCTTTTTATCGACGTACGTTTCTTCAAGTTCTTCCACAGCTGCAGATACTATCATCTTAATACTCTCCTTCATCGCTCCGGTTTTTGCTTGAAAGGCTTCAATAGCAGCATTTATCTCATGTAAAGAATAGCCATTCGCCTGGCAAAATGCAGATAATTGTTCTCCTGAACCGATGATAATTAAATTTTCTGGTACTTTATTGCTCATAACCTTCTAACAATATCTAATTTGGTTTTAAAATCAATTTCTTTCTGTCTTACTGTTATCCAGTGTTTGTACCATGTGAATATGAAGGCGAAATAATCAAATAGAGCTTTCAAACCTCCATAAATAAAGAGTGGTATAGCTACTATAGGAAAAAGTAAAATCCACGGAATAACTCGTTTTTTAACGTAATATCTATGTTCCTCATATTCTTCGTCATCATCTTCGTCTTTTTCTACATGAAGAACATAGTGAGGTTTATACCAGATATAGCACCAAAGGGAAATAATCCAAAGTTTAATTCTGTATTTTTTCATAGATTAAAATTTAATTTATCATGTTTTTCTGTACAAATGGAGTAACCTCTATCTATTTTAAAATAAACCTGATTCCGGGTTACTTTGACCACTTCAAACTCATGTCCTATATATGGTTCTAGCCATGTGTCAATAGCGTTGTAATTAACTTTTGCTTTCATAATTAAAATACTGGTGATTTTGGTACTTCTATTGGTTGGTAGTGGGTATGGTTTTGTATTAATTCTTTCCTTGAGCCTTCATTATTATGGTAATGGAATATGAACTGATCTTGATATGGAGGATGTACAAATAGTTTGCATTCTTCCTTCGGTAGATCCTCTTCGCTTTCTATTCGTGTCCATGAATTATTATTTCTTATTCCCGTAAGACATTTTGGACGAACTGAATGCGTATTTTTGTTTAATTTTAGTCTTGAGAACATATCCATCTGATATTGGTAAGGAGTAACTTTAATCCAACCTTCATTTTCTAATGCATATTTTTGTTGATCGTTAGATAATCCTATCCAATACTCCCCGTAGGCAGCCTTAATTGCTTGTTGTTTTGGTGTTTCCATCATAGTAGTGTTATGTTGTTAGGGTTTAAAATGTCTTGTTTACACTCATAGCTATCGTTATAATTTCTTGATACCTCTTCCGCTGCCTTCTCCAAAGAAGCCTGAGCTACTTCGCGGGCGTAGATCTGTGCTAATTCTAATATGTAGGGCTTTAATTCTTCGTTAATTACAAAAGGTATTTCTCTTGTCATTTCTGTGAATAGTTCTTCCAGTCTTTTCATTATTATTTGTTTGGGGTTAATCTTCGAATCTATTTTCATTCAATCTTTTTACTAGCCTTTCAAGCTTAACTTTACACCATTCATTTGATAGAATAATAATATCCGGAATCATTAATGCTAACTGCTCCATCATTATCTTAACATCTGCAATCTCAGAGGCTAATGCAGTTAATGTTTCTTCATTTGGGTTTCTAATGTATTTCCTTGTAGCTAGCGCTAGTTCAGTGCTTTCCTCTTGTAGCATTTCTAATTGAGATTTGTGACCCCATTTTTCTAATGCCTTTTCATATAATAATTTTGCTTCGTTGTGATTCATATCATTATTATTTGTTTGGGGTTAAACTTTCGTGTATGTTGCCGATTACAGCGCCTAAGAAGCCTTTAAATATGACCTTATTGCCATGATTAGGTATATATTCACCTTCTTCTCTTTCAATCCATTCAGATAAAGGAGTGTTTTTTAATGCAAACTCACCATTTTCAAATATTACATGTGTTCTAAGGTCTTCATCTTCTTCTGAGGTTATTTGCCCCATTGGAGTTATGTATGGTAGTGCAATCAAATCCCCCTCGAAAATCTTGTTTCCGTTTTTGTCAAAAAGTCCGGTGAACTCTTCTGCATTAGTCCATTTGAAACAAAATGCGTCTACTTCATTATTAAACTCTAAACTGTCAAAATACAGCCCCTGTGTGAAGTAGTAGAAACATTGGTCTATTTCATTCCAACTCCTAAATATTATTTCTCTCATATCGTTTTATTTTGGTTGTTTAAGATTCAACATAATGCCAGGTAGTATATCCATACGATCCGTATTTATCAAATAGCATTGCATCAATATCCATGGCTAGCATTCCACTTACTCTATGGTAAACCACTCTACCATCTTTTAGAATTACTTTTATTTTTTCCATATCTTCTGTTTTAGTCCCCTCTTATTACAGAGGGGTGGGTTAGTTATTTTTTACTTAGATCTTTATTTAAAGCGTTATAAATGTGTCTGAAAATTGAGTATTGCTCTTGATTTGGAATCTGTGATAAATACGAATGAGAAATAAAACCGCCTTTTTCATCGTAGATAATTCTCGCTTTATCAACTCCAACTACAAAGAATCTATTTGGGTACTTTCTCCATTGAGTAATTTTACCTTCATCAATCAGATTTTTAATTTCAATTGGCAAGCTTACCGCCTCAACATTTTTAATCTTACCCTTTTCTCTTTCAATAGCGTCCTTTGTCTTTTCGATACTGGCTTGCATGTTTCTGATTGAATCATTTTGCTTTTCTATCTTTTTAAAGAAAGCCCCACCGCCTCGCTTATCATTCATCGGCTGTCCGTTAGTCTGTTTCCAAGTACTGAAATGATTATCAAAACGCTTTTGTAACTCAGCTTCTTTTTTTACTAATGAATTTTCTAATATTTCTAATCTGTTAGTTTTCATATTTGATTTTTTGTTGAAACAAATGTATGTCATTTTGAAATACAATGCAAATGTTTTTCGAGCTTTTGTATATTATTTTGACATACATTTTTTATCTTTGCGTTAAAATTTATGAGGAATGGCTAAAAAACTGCTTTCTATACGTGTTTCTGATGAGGTTGATGCTCTGGTAAAAAAGATTGCTGAAAAAAGACAATCTACACAAGCCAATGTCATTGAAGAAGCAATTAGAGAACTGGCGAAGAAGGAAAAACTAAAATAATTACAGATTATAAGTCACCTTCGCTATCAAATACCTATCATAATACGATCTGAAATTATGCCTGTGTATATTGATTAGCTTGCAGCAATCCTCTATTGACTTTCCGGATTCGTACGCTTTGCCCAGTATGCTGTATTTAAACTTCAAAACTTGATCTCTTGAATACTGGGGATTCTTAGCTTGAATTTTTGGCTTTATTTCTTCTTTCGGTTTTAATGATCTTCTGAACTCGTTATCAATTTCCGGGGCATATCTTACAGGACGGTTGATTGCTTTTGCTCTTGCCAGTACTTCTAAAGCCTTTTGATTCTCCTGTTTCTTCGTTAGCCTTCCCGATCCATCCATTAACTCTGAATGATCCGATTTTCTCTTTACTTTTGCCATGGTTACAAATATTCTTTTAGGTGTTTTTTAATGTGTTCATAAACCAGGTGATCCTTTGCGTGATGAATTGCCATTCCGTTGAGATAATCACTTTTTATTTTGTTGGTTTCGTTAAGCGTTTTTAACAGCCTTACAGCCTCTTCTTTTCTAAAATGGATATTCGTACCCTTTGTTATTTCTTTGTTTAAAATTTGGGCAGCTTTTGATCGAATTAAGCGATTCTTATCACTTGCTGTCAGATAATCAAAACATCCTTTCTCATCTAATTCACTGTAAAAGTGTCCAGCATACACACATGGTTCATCATTTTTAACTTTCTGTACCAAATCATCCCACATCTTTTTTCTTCTGGCCAGTTTCGTTTCTTCTGATTCTTCAATAGCTGGGTTTAGCGTCTTGTGAATTAGCTTTCGACCTCGGTTCCATTCTTCACTTCCATGCTTAAACTCCTGATATGCTTTTAAAATCTCTCCGGCCGTTATTAAGCTGAGGTTTGGAAAAACTTTTATTTCCGGGAACTCGTGACGCAATGCCATTCGGTAAGCCTCAATAATTTCAAGTGCTGTGAGCTGGTAACCTTGGCAGAAACTTATCCAATGAGCACCGGAAGTTTTTTTATACTCTTCATCAGTTCCGAAATTCACCCCAACCATGGAAGAAACCATATTCAGCGTTTTAATCATTTCTTCACCACTGTTTTTGAAAAGCGGATAATCAACCTCACGTTTTACTATCTCAGGAAGGGACTGTAAAATCGTCAATGGTAAATTGGTTATTTCGCCTTTGAACCTGATTTGCTTGAACTGGTCCTTTGTTGCCAGATCCTGAGCTTGTTGTTTGATTATGTCCATTTGTTCTATTTCTGTAATTACCTTCTAAAATTTTTGTAAAGTTTGTTGGCTTCATTATCCAGTCAAAGTCCGCGGACCAACCACGGTCATTTTCACCGTTTAGAAAACTTGATTCACCAGTCAGCCTGATAACCTGCATCACTCTCTCAACTCCTACATCTTTAATCCGGGCTTTAATTGCTTTCTTTCTCGTATCATTTACCAGTTGTACCCTTGGCAAGGTGCTACACTGCTCATGGAAATACTCAATGATTTCTTTTTCATTTTTAGCGCAACTTTTTTCTTTTTCTTCGTCAGGATTTATAACAGGTTTTTCAATTTCTATTTCTTCTTCTGGAAATTCTAAATCATCACTCTCCCCTTTTGCTTCTTTTTTAAAAGAAGAACTAGTTTTGTTTAGTTTATCTTTACTCATCCCTAACCTCGTCATAACCTCATCCCATACCTCGTCACTTACCTCATCCTTAACCTTTGTATTTTTTACCAAGGTTGATAATGAGTATTCAGTTTCTGCACTTCCATTTTTGGTTTTAAAGTCAATTAATCCGGATTGCTTAAGCTTGTTTCTAGCATTTGAAAGAGTCTTGAAAGAACTAATATTGATTGCAGCCATAATTTTATAATTGTTATGCTTAAAGGATTCTTTCCACGAACAAAGATTGTTTACTCTTAATAGGTAAAAGTAAAGGGCTATCTCGTTGGAGTGGAATGAATGGATTTCATTCATAGACCAAAAATTATTTATTGCAGCTAAATAGTTCATCTTACTCTAAATCTTTAATGTTACAGGGGAACCTTTTCCCTTTTGCATTTTCGTACACAACGGCTGATCCGCTGATTGATATTATTTTAACCTTGTCTCCTTTTTTACCCCAAATTTGACCCCGGAAAACATTATCCTTGTTAAGTGTTTTTGTTTCCATATCAGGTGAATTGAAACATTTGATCTTCTTGGGTAATCGTAGTTACAAAAGGAAACTTGTCTTTTGGCACTTGCTCAATCATATCCATCAATGTTTTGGCAGATGTGAAGATTATTTCCTTTTCTCCTTTTCTTGTTATCTGAAGCGTTAAATATTTAGTGCCAGGTCTTTTTTCTGAGTCTTTTATTTTGTAGTCGTGAATTATGATTTCAGTATTTAATACCTTACTCATTTTAACTTTATCTCCTACAAAAGCAATAAAACTCGGTTTTATATTGAATTCTTTAAAATTATTCATTGAGTAGCTTTTTTAAAAGGTTTTTAGAATTACAATGCTTTAACCATCCTTTATATGATGCTATTGATTGATATCTAGGATTACGCTTTAGCATTCTTGCAAATCTTTTCTTTATTGACTTTCTAAGCAAAGTATGACTATGAAAATGCTTATATCCTACGAAGTCTATTCCTCTACTTTTTACAGGAAATACCTGCCAGTTATCTTTTACTGTTAACTTTAACTTTTCAGATAAATAGGATTCTATTTCTTTTAAAAGCTGATGCAAATACTCTTTACTTCCTGAAAGGATTACCAGATCATCTGCATATCTGAAATAGTACTTTACTTGCTTTTCCTCTTTAATCCAGTGATCGAAGTAGGTTAAGTAAAAATTAGCCAGGTATTGACTTAAATAATTTCCGATTGGAATTCCTGCAGCAGATTCAATAATTTCATCTAACAGCCACAAAAGGTTTTTATCTTTAAATTTCTTTCGTAGTAGTGATTTTAGAATATCATGATCCACATTCGGGTAAAACTTCTTGATATCAAGCTTTAAGCAATAGGTAGTTTCAGTTTCATTTCTCAACGCTTTTCTGACTGCAAATGAAGCTCTGTGTATTCCTCGACCTTTTATGCAGCTGTATGTATCCGCAGTAAATACCGAAACAAAAACAGACTCTAAAACATTCATTATCGCATGATGAGTAATCCTGTCAGGGAAATAAGGCAAACGGTATACTTCACGTTCTTTTGGCTCATAAACTTTGAAAATATCATATTCCGATGTTCTGTAAGTTTTATCCTTTAGCATTGTATGAAGCTTCATAATATTACTTTCTTTGTTTTTATTATGGGTAAGCACACCGTAATTCTTAGATTTTCCTTTTTGTGCCTTTCCATCGGCAATAATTAAGTTTTCTATACTTATTATTTCCTGATAAACGTTTCCTATTCTTTTCATATCCTTTGCTTCTTATTAAGTCGCATTCGCTTTTGCTACCAACGCCTTTAAAGTTTTGTTGTTTTTTACCAAGGGGTAAGGTCTGTGATGTAAATATTTTGCAAACTCGAGAGCTGACATTCGAATTCGTATTCCAGTTATCGTAGTCGTTGTACGAGAAACTGGCACCTGAAGAAGAACTACAACTACAACATCACACAACCTTTATTTTTTAATCCAGTAAGAAATAATCTTTATACAGGTCAATGAATGTTTTTCCTATATGCTCTGCCAATTCCCATGTTTTAAAGCAAAGGCGAGAGCCGACAGACGAATACGAATCCCAGAGAGCGCAGTCGCCGTACGAGAAACCGGCACCCGAAGAAGAACCTTCTAAGTCAAACCAAGGATAATACTTTATTTCATCCCAGTTATCCCAATTTGGTTTCCAACCTTCATTTACTGCCTCAGCTATAATTACTAGCTTATAATGTGCTACTAGTGCCTTTTGATGGTTATCTGGCAGCATTGATACTTCTGGAACATTAGGCTCTATTCCTAATAATTGACAAGCATCCTCAAAACTTTTTACTTTATCTGTAATATTCATTATTGTTAATTTTAAATGGTCATAAATTCTTTATAAATACTCTCAAACTGTTGTCCGGCATATTTTGCTAAATCTCTATTTTTAAAGCAAAGGCGAGAGCCGACATGCGAAAGCGTAGACCAGCCATCGCAGTCGTTGAACGAGAAACCGGCACCCGAAGAAGAACTCATATTGAACCATGGGAAGTATTTGTATTGATCCGAATCAGACCAATCAGGAGTCCATCCTTCATTAAGAGCCTTAACAATTAGCTTTACTTTTCTGTATGCTACTTCATCAGACTCAAGGTCTTCATTCTGCTCATTGAAATAAGTTTCATCAATTCCAAAATACTTAAGTACATCAGCAAAAGTCTTGATTCGCTCTTTAATGTCTTTTGGCTTTTCTCTAAACTTAATTTCTCCAGTTGATGGATCAAAGTTGTCTACTTCGTACCCCGCAGGGATTTCAATTTTTAATGTTGTATTCATTTTATTTATGATTATTTAATGTTATTCTATAATTTCCCAGATTACTACCGGCCTACGAGATACCTCACATAACTTAACCTCTCCACTATCTCTAATCATGCTCTTTTTAACCATTTCTGAAAGCCTTTTCCATACTTGACCTTCTTCTAATCCGGACGCTTTCGCTATATCCCGGAAGGAACCCCGCTTAATCTTTAATAAGCCCCGATAAATTTTATCGTGTATACACTCTTTATGAGGCTTAATAAGTTCATGAGAAATAATTGATGTGGCTTTCATGGCTAGAATGGTAAATCAGGATCTTCATCGATTCCAACATGATCGCCAGAAGTATTATTATTTTGGATTATCTCAATTTTCCATGCATCAAGATTCTGAGCATGCCCCTTTCCGGTTCCATCTTTTTTATCGTATACTCTACCCTGTGGATTGAATGATACAATAACATTTTGCCCCTTCGATAATCCGGATAATGTATCAAGTACTACAGACCTTGAAGTCTGAAACTTTAAAACATTCTCTATCGGTTCGCCTGTATTCGGATTGAATCTTTTACAGTCTAAATAAAATTCCTGTATGCTAAATCCGCTTTCAAATGTTTTTACTTCACTTTTGTTTAATAAAATTCCTCTTAGTTCCATGTTTTTAATTATTTAATGCTTTTAATATTTCTTCTTTGTAAGTTTTGGCAGCTTTAGCCTTTTTAAGTAAGTTTTCTATGTATTCATCATCTTTTGGAATATTGATGTAGTGTTCATGCAGTTTATCGTTATAGAAACGATTATCGAAACTCATGAAAATGCATTCATCTGTACCGGTTAAATACATATTGCTTTGCATTTGTCCGTAATATTTAGGTAAGCTGATTTTTACGTCTTCCGGTGTTTTCAAGGTTAAATGTTCAAGGTGTGTATCTGAATTTGGACATTTAATTTCGGCTGATTTTTTAAGAGCTTTCATGATTACATCTGGTGTGCCCCCTAAGTTGTATTCATCATCATAGAAGAAAACAAAACCATTAGTAGAGGTATAGATAAAATCATCATCATCAATAGATTTACCTAAGTTTTTTGCTAAAGCCATCACAGCAAACGGTTCGGTAGCTTTACCATGCTCCATTGCTTGATTGTATTGCGGTGGCGGTGGTGGCGCTAATACAGATGCAGCACATTTTCTTATATAGGTTTTAGCACCAACGCTTAATATTTCGCCTTTCTTTTTTGCTTCTGGTAATAGTGCTGTCGCTTCACTAGATGTGAAATAAGGCGCTCTAAAATCTAGCCATGCCTCTTCTGTATCAAAAACTGCGTACTTTATCATAATGCCATTTTTTCAGCGTTAGACTTTCCGGTTTCTGTAAGATTGGCATCAAGTGTAAACGCTACCAAATCAGCTCTGTTAAGGTTTGCACCGAATATATTACCGAACATATCACATGCATCTTTTACCGCTAATGTTTTAGCTAATGGAAAAGCCATTGAAATTGCCCCGTTATTTATATTCTGCAGATCAGCCGGGCTTGTGCCTGATTTAGTCTGTAATTGACTTGCGCCTACACCATCATGAAAATACCACTCACCATTAATAGGTGATTTAAAATGTACTCTTACCGTTACCCATACACCATTGAAAGCAGTACCTTGCCCTGTGATCTCAATTTTATATTCTTTGAAGATCTTTCTAAGTAAATGCTCTACCTTGTCAATCGGTAAGTATTCATAAGGTACTTTTTGCTTTGAACCGTTTATAATTACTTCTTTTTTAATGAAAGGGTGTTTCGCGATCCATTTTGAAGGTGGATTTTTACTAAGAAGAAAATTTAACTGGTCATTTTTCCAAGCCTGTTCTAAGTCAATGGTTAAATCTGCAATAGTTGGTAGCTTTTGTATTTCGTTTGACATATTATTTAGTGTTTTAATTGTAATCTTTGAATTTGTCCAAAATGGAGTCTAAATCGAATGGTAGAATACCGCCTAGAGACATATACCATTCACAGAATTTAATTGCTTCGTTCATGGCTACATTATGGGTTTTAAGGTTAATGCTTTAATTTTTGCAGCTTGTTTTTTCTTAGAGACGCCATAGAGAACAAAATCATTCGCAGTTTTGAATGTGGCTTCCACACCACTTGTTACATTTTCTTCTCGATCGATTTCAACCATTTTTAATTCAACTAACTCTAAATCTCTTAATGCTTTGTTTATTGTTCGATTGATGCGAGTTACTTCTGTTCTCAGGTCGTCTATATTGAATGACTGCTTTTTACGGCCTCTCATCTTAATACATATTTATAGTAACCAAATAGGCGTTGCTTCATTTTAGTTCGCCATTCTATTTTTCGCTCAATTTCTTCTTTAGTGAAAAACATTGAACCCGTAACAAGAGAACTTTTCAATGATAGTATCACCAATTCAACATTTACAATCATTTCTAAAACTTTATCTGCTTTATCTGTAGTTGTCATATTAATATGCTTTATGGTTATTTTCACTTTCAAGTCTTGCTAAAGTTGCTATACAGCTTGCCTTAAAGTCTCTAGCAGAATAATCAGCTCTATAATGATGTTTACCGTTTAAAATTGGCTTCATGGTAAACCGGTTTTTGAATCTTTTACTTAGTTTCATCTTCAAGAATATTTTGTGTTAAAAATTTGGTTAATTGTTTTGATTTACATGCCCCATAAGTTGAAATGAAGCCGAATGAGGTAAATATGAAAGCATCGAAAAACCGACTGCATTCTACGCTACAGGTTGCCAGAAAAAAGCTACCTATAGCAATAATTATCAATAAAGCTTTCATATTAGGCGTATTTGAAGTTTTTTCTAAAGTGATTCTTCATAAACCAGTGGTGATCTGCTTCGTCACGCTGATCTTTTGTCTCTTCTGATATAAATTCTTCAACTAAATCAGAAAGTTCATTATCTAACTTGAATTGATATTCGTCGTCGGCTTCTATTACAAGAAAACCATTTGTATTGCGTTTAATGCACCAAAATGCATTGTCTTCGTCGAAAAACAACCCTATGAAAAAGTATTCTTCGTTGACCAAGTCCATTTCTTCGAATCGATTATTTAATATCAATTCTCTAACCTGTTGTTTTTTTTCTAAATTTGTCATTGGTATAGTGTTTGACTTTTTTAAGTTGAACATTCGCCGGTGTGGTTGCCGCCTCACCGGCTTTTTATTTTTTATTCTTTAATACCTTAAGTATGGTATTATTTAAAGGTATTCTGGCTTCTGCCATTCTCTCTTTTAACTGGCTCTTGAAAGCTTCTGAATTAGTTATTGACATAATACTTAGTTTTCGAAGATTTCATTTTCAGTTAACCCAAACTCTTTATATATCAATACACAACCGTAATGACAAAGTTTGTTTGATTTTCTTGTAGCTAATTGCTCAACCGCAACTTGCTTTACACCCAACACGCTCGCTAATCTTAATGATAGCTCGTTGCTCTCTTTTATTTTACGGCAAACCGTACTAGCTATTTTCATTTTGTTTATATATTTGCAATGTTACTTTGACGATTCAAATATATAACATTTAATAACATAAACAATATAAATGTTATTTTTTGTTATTATTAAACATATAACTAACTGAAAGCCAGAGAGAAAAATTCAATATGAGTGATCTTGATTTTTTGAAAAATTTCGATTTTTGGGCGGTAGTAATTGCTTTTATTGCATTATTATGGACTATAATAACATCTGTTATTCAATTGAAAATAAATAAACAACAAAAGATTATCAACCAAAATCTAATAAAATCAGAAGGTCAAGCAATATTAATATCACAAATAATAAAACTTGATAGATATTGGAAGATATTTATTGTAAACAATGGCAAAGGCAAAGCCTCTAACATCAATATAATCTATGATAAAGAAGAATTAGTAACTAAAGGTATTCACATTATGAATAAAACACCAAGAAAATATCCTGATTTAGAAACAGGACAAAATATAGAAATAGTTGTATTTACAGAAGAATGGCATCAATCCCAATTTACTATAGAAATAGCATGGGACGATATAGAAACTAATAATACAAAGTATCAGGTTTTAGAGTTTTCGGAATCCTGAATATCATGACCCTTTAGCTTATTTATTTCTCTAAATATGTAGCCAGATTCTTCAATAAATGGATATGATAGAACTGTAATCTTATTTTTAGACATAAGAGATAATGCAATGTCAGCTAAGCATCTTCTAAGTAGTACATTCTCCTTTGCGAGATCAATAATAGCGGTAGTATTATCCATGATAAATTTACTTAAGAGTAATATATAATAGAATAATGAATAGAATAATTGAATTCAAGAAAATCGTAGCAATTGACAAAAATTGAAATAATTTTACTGAATTTACTTTGTTCTCTATAATAAGAATTTAAAGTGTTAGAAATAGAAATAATAATATCCCTATTTTCTCTATTGATATTATTCAAAGCATTGGTATCAATGCCACTATTTTTTGAATTTATTAAATCAGCATTTATTCGAGCCATCATTTCGCCATAAGTATCAGCCATAACAAATTAATTTAAACAAATATATGAATAAAAAAGAAAAAACAATAACAAATAATAACATTGAAGTTTCTCAAGGAGTACTTACTGAATTGTTGTCATATTTAAAATCCAACCCTAGTAGACTTGCTAAAGAATTAGGCTATAAAAGTAACGTTAAGATTCAACATATAAAATCTGGAAGAAATGGCATTAGTAGTGAGGTAGCTTCCGATATAGTAAATAAATATCCAGATGTAAATTACAACTGGTTATTAACGGGAAAAGGAGAGATGATAAATAATGTTGATGAAGCAGAAAATACCCCTACTGAATTTTCTTCTCTTCCAATCAACAAACAATTAGAAATACTTCATAAGGAAAATAAGGTTTTAAAAAGAGAAGTAGATAGAATGAGCCTTATGATGGAAGTATATTTCAGCACACTAATGGCTCATTTTGACATTGATTCCCCGGAAGAAAAAAATCCGGAAGACGCTCCTAAACCAAAATCAAAAGCTAATTAATTTTTTACCTGAATTTTTAAAGATTGAATTCCTAATCTGAACTTGATTATAGAAAATTCATCAACGACTGATTCCATGATTATCTCTAATTGTGTTCTAGTTAATCTATAATGTTTCAGTTCTCTTAAAATAATTATATTATTACTCACATATTCTTTTTTAAGAATATATCCAAGCTTGTAAAACTGTTCATTCTTTGCGTGCATTCGATATAGAATATCGAAGTTATGTTCCATCTCCATATTACTCATTCTACTTTTTATAAACTTCTTCATATAGAAGATCAATAGTTTTTTCTTGAATTTTGTCCGCAAGATTAATAGACTTAATATACCTTTTAAACATCCAGAAAATTAACATAAAAATTAAAGTAACACCAAATGCCATAAAGTATAAAGTAGACATAAGATTAAACCCTAATCCAACGTATGCTTTAAAGTAAGCTAAAAATGATGCTGTAAATGAAAATACAGGAAATGCATAAGCTAAAAAATAAGGTCTTAAGAAAGTCGCAGCAATAATGATAACAGGTGCTATACTCATAGATAAAGCCCATACAGCTGCATTAAAAGAAACATAGTCCTCAACTTTAGAATTAGTTAAGTTCGGAAGTATTGATGCTATAATATTATCTAGAAAAGGCAATAAACCGCATATAAATAAAAGTATAGTACCAGTAATTGTACATGCGGTTCTAGTACGCTTATTTTTTCGGAGGTCTAACTTCTCCTGGTGGGATAATTTCTGATTGGTCATTTGGTGCCGTGACTTCTCCGTCAGACTCTGCTTTTGTTGTAATTCCATGTGATTGGTTAATTTTTAAAGTGTCAGATAATGGCCTGATACTTTTAACTGATACAGAAGCTGAAGAATTAACTTTAGATGTATTTATTACATCTTGATCACGATCAGAAGTACAAGCTACTACTGAAAATAATCCTAAAATTGATACAATTAATTGCGTTTTTTTCAT